TATTTTGGTTTGCCGACTGCAGGTCAGATTACAGGTTCTAATACCGTAACACACAATGCTTTGCCTTTGCGTGCTTATAATCTTATTTATAATGAATGGTTTAGAGATGAGAATTTACAAAATTCTTTAACTGTTCGCACAGGCGACAGTGGTGATGTACCTGCTGATTATTCTTTAGTACGTCGTGGCAAGCGTAAAGATTATTTTACTGGCGCTTTGCCTTGGCCTCAAAAAGGTGCGGCAGTTATGTTACCTTTAGGTACTACTGCACCTGTTTTGTCTAATGGTAATCAAGTTACTATGACTGCAGGATCTGCTACTAATAGAGGTCTTAATTTTGGTGGAGAGGGTATTTCTAACGTAGTTCAGTATAGCGGTGCTTATGTTGGTACTGACGGTGTTCCTGCTATTTTTGGTAATGAAAGTGGTTTGTATGCTGATTTGTCTGTTGCTACTGCTGCAACAATTAATCAGTTGCGTCAATCGTTCCAGATTCAGCGTTTGTTAGAGCGTGATGCTCGTGGTGGTACGCGTTATACTGAGTTGTTACGTGCTCATTTTGGTGTAACTCCTCAAGATTATCGTTTACAACGTCCTGAATATATTGGTGGAGGTTCCACTTATGTCAACGTTAACCCAATTGCGCAGACTTCTGCTACTTCGATTTCTGGCGGTGCTACTCCGCTTGGTAACTTGGCTGCAATGGGCACTGCGTTGGCTAGTGGACATGGTTTTACGTATCATGCTCAAGAACATGGATACATCATTGGATTAGTTAACGTACGTGCTGATTTGACTTATCAGCAAGGTTTACCACGTATGTGGTCACGTTCTACTCGTTATGATTTTTATTTCCCAGTATTTGCTCATCTTGGCGAACAGGCTATTTTGAATAAGGAAATTTATGTAACCGGTACTTCTTCTGATAACAACGTATTTGGATATCAAGAACGTTGGGCAGAATATCGTTATAAGCCAAGTCAAATATCTGGTTTGTTTAAGTCTACTTCTGCAGGTACTATTGATGCTTGGCATTATGCTCAGAAGTTCACTTCGTTGCCTACATTAAATGCAACGTTTATTCAAGAAACACCTCCTATTGATCGTACTACTGCTGTTGGTGCGGCTGCCAATGGTCAGCAGTTTTTAATGGATGCGTTTTTTGATTGTAAGATGGCTCGACCAATGCCAATGTACTCTGTACCTGGCTTAATCGATCACTTCTAATTGTTTTTAATAACCGGTCTACTTGGTAACAAGTAGATCGGAAACGAAGCGGAGCGGAGTATGGGTCTTTTTGGTGGTATTTTGGATGAAGTTGTTTCGGTTGCTAAACCGATTACACAAGCTATATCTCCTATTGCGCCCTTATTAGGTGGTATTACTGGCGCTGTTGGTTCTTATCTTGGTACTCAATCTGCTAATCAGGCGAATATTGAACAATCGCAGAAGCAGATGGATTTTCAGGAACGTATGTCTAATACTGCTTATCAGCGTGTAGTTCAGGATTTAAAGCAAGCAGGTTTAAGTCCTATGCTTGCTTATTCTCAAGGTAGTGCTTCTACACCTACTGGTGCATCTGCTCGTATTGAAAATGCGTTAGGTAACGCTGTTAATTCGGCATCTACGGCTACGCAGACAGGTTTAAATTATATGACTGCCGCACAAGATGTCCGTAATAAGATGGCTCAAGAGCAGAATATTGATGCATCTACATCTAATCTGAATGCCCAGACTGTTACTGAGATTTTGCGTTCTAAGTATGTAGAAGCTGATACAAAACGTGCCATTATGGACACGTATTTAAAAGAGGTTCAAGCTCGCATGTCTACGGCTTTAGCTCAAAAGGAGGAGTATCTTTTGCCTAAAGCTATGAAAGAGGGCGAAGCTTGGAAGAGTCCTGCCGGTACAGCAGCTGCTTACGGCAAGTTGATTAAAGAAAATACACCTAATGTTAGCGCAGGCGTCTTAGGTCAATTTGGAATTAAATAATGAGTAAAACGACTGTGTTTGTACGCAATCCGTACAATTACGATATGGATAAAGTATCCACTGAGACGGGTCTTAAATGTGAAGACCCTAGTCTTGCTCAACAACACATGAAAGATGAATGTGATATTAATGTGATTGTTGAACGGTTCGGGGTTACAGGGGAGCTACCTTCGGCCCCTGTACCGCCTTCTTATGGCGATTTTAGCGGTGTTAGTGATTATCACACCGCTATTAACGCTGTTCGTGCTTCTGAAGAAGCATTTATGGCGTTGCCTGCTAAAATTCGGGCAAGATTTGATCATGACCCGAATGCATTGTTGCAGTTTTTGAACGACCCTATCAATCGCAATGAAGCGATTGAGATTGGTCTTATTGATGGGGAACCTGTGGTCGCACCCATCGTTTCTGCAGTAGAAACACCTAAGCCGGAAGCGTAAGCTTTCGGCAGCACAGTTACATTACTTGATGTAACTGTGCTAGGTGACACCAAAACCACTAATTTAACTACGGAGTGCAACTAAAATGGGTCTATATCGTAAGCCAATGAGCAAACATAGTGCAGCGAAGAAATTTCGTCGTGGCGTTAGCAAGACAAAAGCATTGAATATGCGTACTTCACCACAACGTGGTGGTTTTAGACTGTAATTTATGGCGTGTTATAAGCCTTTAACGGCTTATCAATGCGCTGACAGGTCTATTATTTGGCGAGAATTACCGGGGGCGGATGTAGTCCGTACCTTACAGTTGCCTTGTGGTCAGTGTGTTGGTTGTCGCCTTGAACGCTCACGTCAGTGGGCGATTCGTTGTATGCATGAGGCACAAATGCATACTAGTAATTGTTTTATTACTTTGACATATGCTCCAGAGCATTGTCCTAAGGATATGTCTTTAAATTATGAAGATTTTCAGTTGTTTATGAAAAGGCTTCGTAAGAGGTATACTGGAAAGACTATCCGTTTTTATATGGCAGGTGAATATGGTGAATCTTTTGATCGACCTCATTATCATGCTTGTATCTTTGGTCTTGATTTTGAAGATAAGAAAGTTTTCAAAAGAACGGAGACTGGGTCTGTCTTATATACGTCAAAGATACTTGAAGAGCTTTGGCCTTTTGGTTATAGCAGTATTGGTGATGTCAATTTTGAATCTGCTGCTTATGTTGCTCGATATATTATGAAGAAAATTAACGGTAAAACCGTTAATGAAAACCACGAAGTGGTTGATGCTGAACAGCATTATCAGTATTGTGATTTAGAGACCGGCGAGTTAATTCAGAGAAAACCTGAATTTAATAAGATGAGTTTAAAGCCGGGTATTGGTCAAGCTTGGCTTGACAAGTTCATGTCCGACGTGTATACGCAGGACCATGTTGTGGTGCGCGGTAAGAAGTGCCGGCCACCACGTTTTTATGATAATAAGTTTAAAGAATTGTTTCCTGAAGAGTTTGACATGATACAATTTAAAAGAGAGATGGATGCTCGCTCTCGATATGATGACAACACTCCTGAGCGATTGGCTGTAAAGGAGAAAGTAGCGTTGGCTAAGTTGTCTTTGTTAAAACGTAAGTTATAAGGAGTAATGTTTATGAAAATGGTTATTGTTAGTATATTGGATACTGCTGCTGGTGCTTATGGTCGTCCAGCATATGTGGCTTCGGAAGGTGTTGCGATGCGCCAATTTCAAGATGAAGTTAATCGCGCGAGTGATGATAATCAACTTTATCGACACCCTGATGATTTTCAGTTATTCTATTTGGGCACTTTTGATGATAATACTGGTGCTATGGATTTATTAGCTCAACCGAAGATGATCGCTAGAGCTAAAGATGTTATGATTCGCGACAGCGAGTAGTTTTTTAATAACCGGTCTACTTGGTAACAAGTAGATCGGAACACTTCGGGAGATTGTTATGCATCGTAATAAATCTGTGAGTTCACATCAGTTTGCTATGATTCCTAAAGCGGAAATTCCTCGCTCTAGTTTTGATACGCAATATGCTCACAAAACTACTTTTGATGGTGGTTATCTTGTACCTATCTACTGTGATGAAGTTCTTCCCGGAGATATGCACAATGTTAAGGCAACAATGTTTGCTCGTTTGGCAACGCCATTGTTTCCTGTTATGGATAATTTGCATCTTGACACATTCTTTTTCTTTGTACCAAATCGTTTAGTTTGGACAAATTGGGTCAAGTTTATGGGTGAGCAGACGAACCCTGGTGATTCTATTTCTTATGTTATTCCAACAATAACAAGTCCTGCGGGCGGTTATGCTGTTGGTTCTGTTTTTGATTATTTTGGATTGCCGACTGCAGGTCAGATTACAGGTTCTAATACCGTAACACACAATGCTTTGCCTTTGCGTGCTTATAATCTTATTTATAATGAATGGTTTAGAGATGAGAATTTACAAAATTCTTTAA